AATTACAACTCCCAAGTCACCGCAGGATACTTGGAAGCATTGTAAGGAAGAAGAACTATATCAACTCACCCGTCGTATTACAGAGGTCCGTCAATTCATTGGTCGTCCCACTGATGATGAAATTGATGATATGAGTGTCCAGTATGATAGTGATGGAAATCTACTTTTGAACTTTGAGGATATATAATATATTTAGGAAAAATTATTATATATTACTATGTATATACGATGGCAAAAGGTTTTCGTAGAATTCGTAAGGGTGGTCGTAGAGGTGGTCGTAAAGGTAAAATGTCTTTTGCGAAGCGAGTGCTGTCGGTGCTCAATAAGCAAAGAGAATTAAAAGTTGGAACTCCATTAGGGATAAATGTCACTGATATTCGTCCCGACATTACTGCATCTACACGTTTAACAAACGTGCAGCCAATTCTTGCACAGATAACTCAGGGAACTGGCGAGAATAATCGCATCGGTAACGAAATTACTTTAAAGAAAATTGTTATCCGAGGTTACTTTAAAATGACTCTACCAACTGGTAGTGCCGCTGCTAGCCGTATTCTTATACGTGCTGCTATTTTAAGACAACGTAATGTATTGGATGCCCAAAGTTTGACAACTGGAACAATTAATCCTAACTACACCTCTATGTTAGAACCTGGTGCTTCATATACAGGTTCTGTCGGCGACTACAATACTCCTTGGAATAAGGAGAGCTTTGTAGTTCGCAAAGATTTTAAACGTGCTGTCTCTACGGATTTCATTCCGTCGCCTGCGACGAATGCGGAGGGACTAGCCGAAAGTTATGTATTTTTTAATTATACTATGACTTTTGGAAAGGGAAAGAAATTGAACTACCGTTCGGATGCCGCAGCTTCTGCTGAGGATTTTCCTTTCTGGATGGCACTATCAGCAACTTCAATGAGCTCTGCTGTTGTGTTGCCTTCTGGTGCTGTCACGTTGAATTATGTTGCCACCCCATATTTCTATGATGTCTAAAATAATATTTTAGGAAAACGGTGATATCCCCCAACGGGGGATATCTCACAGCGAGGGGAGCACGGAGCGTAGGCGTAGTGCTTGTCCCGAGCGTGTTTGTCGGACAAGAGTTTGTTGCGTCTATCCTCGCTTGCGAGGATGACGTCAAACTGTTGTTCGTAAGAACACCCCAGAAACCTTCGTGTAGGGCTTACACGTTAAGTCTAGGGCTAGTATTACCCCTAGACTTCTGTGTAATTACTTCTGTGTAGAATATTTTCTATGTGATATATATAATTTAGGAATGTCACGAGCAAGAGGATATCCTTTTACTGATTTTGTGCGTGATGAAGCTTTTCTGCTTGGTTTGCCTTACAGTTATTTGTGTTGGGGCGAGGAAATTTGTCCGACTTCGGGCAAACCTCATTTTCAAGCATACATCTATTTTAAAGATGCCAAGACTTTTTCAGCTGCCCGAAAGATGATGGAGGGACGACATATTGAGGAACAGCTTGGCACAATAGACCAAGCCATTGGTTACTGTCAGGGTAACTATACAAATCAAAAGGGAGAGTATAAACCGTTGAATGCTGTATTTAAAGAATTTGGTGTCAGACCTAAGCAAGGAAAGCGCACTGATATAAAAAATGTTCTGACAAAAATACAGAGTGGTAATTGCACAATGAGAGATATAGTTGCTTCGGCTACATCATTTCAATCCATAAGAATGGCAGAAATCCAACTCAAATATTTTGAGCCACCCCGTAATTGGGAAACGAAAGTGTATTGGTTCTATGGACAGAGCGGAACAGGTAAAACCAAAAAGGCGTATGAAATGTGTAAGGACCCTTATGTATGTATGGAAAGTAACAAATGGTGGGAAGGTTACGACGCACACGAGGAAGTAATCATAGACGATTATCGCCCAGAATTTTGTCCGTTTAGCACTCTGTTGAAAATCTTAGACAGATATGGATGTCGTGTTGAATGCAAAGGTGGTTCCAGACAGCTAAGGGCAAAGACTATAATAATTACAACTCCCAAGTCACCGCAGGATACTTGGAAGCATTGTAAGGAAGAAGAACTATATCAACTCACCCGTCGTATTACAGAGGTCCGTCAATTCATTGGTCGTCCCACTGATGATGAA